GATTGGAGGATGACGATGGAATTCGATGTTGTGCCCATCCAGTCGTTCGGGCGCGCCCCGCACGCATGGGCCGTGGAGCGAGGCGGCGAACGCTACTCGCGACACGATAACCAGGTATCCGCGTGGCAGCACTGTTACGCGCTTCGGATGCTGACCGAGGAACAGATTAGAGCGTCCAGGGATATGGCGCTCGCACATATGGGAGAGAGACATGCCGCATGATGAAACGCCGGGTATCGGGCACAACGAACCACCTGTCGAGATGACGCCTTTCGAGGCCATCAAGGCCGAAATCAATGGGCTCTACGACGAAGCCCTTGGGTGGTGCGATGGCGAGCCGGTCGAGAACCAAGGGCAAGCTGACGGGCTCGGCGAACTCATGAACCTTATCCGTGACGCTTCGGGACGGGCCGACGCGCTCCGAAAAAAGGAGAACGAGCCCTTCGATCAAGGCAAGGCGGAAGTTCAGGCTCGATACGCGCCGTTGATCGCGGACACGAAATCAACCAAAGGGAAAACGGTTCTAGCGGTCGACGCCTGCAAGAAAGCCCTCGCGCCGTGGCTCCACAAGCTTGATGAGGAAATGCGCGCCAAGGAAGCCGCCGCCCGTGAAGAAGCGGAGCGCTTGCGGAAAGAAGCCGAGGAAGCCATCGCCATGGCGGATTCGGACAACCTTGCCGCCCGCGCCGATGCCGAGAGCCGCATCAACGACGCCAAGGAAGCCGAGAAGGTTGTCGCCAGGGCCGCGAAGGATAAGGCCGGCGCTTCTGGTGGCGTAGGGCGCGCGGTCACTCTCCGCACCTTCTATCGCGGCGAAATCACCGACGCCACCGCCGTTGCCAAGCACTATTGGCTGACCAACCGCGCCGAGGTGATGGCGTTTTTTCAAACCCTCGTGGACGCCGACGTGCGGGCTAAGCGCCCCGTGCCGGGAGTGACCGTCCATGCAGAAAAGAAGGCGGCTTGATAATGCCATTTACCGAAGAAATCACCGCAAACCTCTCCGCCGGACTCGATAAGGCCTATGTCAAGCAGCGTCAGCAGGGCGGCGCGCGCCTTTCCTACGTCGAAGCGTGGCATGTCATCGCCGAAGCCAATCGGATCTTCGGGTTTGACGGATGGGCACGGGAAACCGTGATCCTTCAGGAAACCAATCGCGACCTGAAAGAACTCAAAGGCCAAAACAGCACCTATGAACAATGGCGTGTCGGCTACATGGCAAAAGTTCGCATCACGGCCCACGGTGTTGTCCGTGAAGGCACCGGGTTTGGCATTGGAATGGGGCGCCCCGAAGCCTTGGGCGACGCCATCGAATCCGCCGTCAAGGAAGCGGAGTCCGACGCGATGAAGCGCGCGATGATGACGTTCGGGCATCCGTTTGGGCTGGCCTTGTACGACAAATCGCAATCGAACGTGGTTGACAGCCCGCAAGAGCCGAAGCCCAAACCTCAAGCGGAACACACGCCCTTCGACGATGACAAGCCCGACCCCGTAGCGGAATGGGCCAACAAGAACTGGACCGCCGACAAGCTCGACGTGCGCCAAATGGGGCTACCCGACGAAAAGCTGGCTGGCGCGCTCAAGAACATGGCGGCTTACGCCCCGACCATCCAGCGGTTGGACGAACTCTGGGCTCTGAATGCCGCCTATCACGGCTGGTTAAGCGCGAACAACGAAGATGCATTCGCGTCCATTAAAGCCGCCTTCGCCAACCGCAAAGGCTTTCTCTCACAAGAGCCCGCCAAGGCGGCATAGGAGGTCACAATGAAACTCAAAAGCGTTCACATTCATCGTCATTGGGGCAACACCAGACAATTCTCATGCAAGGTCGATTTCGAGGGCCTTCACGGGGACGTGAGCCTCAATCTCAACGAAGACATGGCGCAGCGAATTCTGGAGGTTTGCGCCGATCTTGTCGTCGAGGCGGGTCAAGAAACGGCACGAGAGATCCAATCGAAGGAGCCGCGTAATGGCTGGCAGCGAAATCTCGATCTCCATCTGTCCTTTTGAAGGTGGCGATGTCGACGTGATCATTAAAGACCGAAAGTCGGGCGAAGAGATTTGTTTTACCTCGACCCGAAAGCTCTCCGACGCGGAATTTGAATTCGTGAATCGCGTCGCCCCGTCTTGCGTCTTCACGCCTTATCGACAGTTCAACCCTCGACCCGAAAGCAAGGGAGCCGCGTAATGCTCAACATGAACTTCACCGGGAATCTCGGCAAGGATGCCGAAACCCGCGCCATCCAATCCGGCGATAAGGTCACATCTTTCAGCGTTGGCGTAAAAGTCGGGTTTGGCGACCGCCAAAAAACCCAATGGGTAAACTGCGCCTTTTGGGGTGACCGTGGCGAAAAGGTGGCCCCGTATCTGAAAAAGGGAACGCTTGTCGCCATCACCGGCACGCCATCCACCAGGGCGTACATCCCGAACAACGGCGGTGATCCGCGTGCGGAATTGCAGTGCTCGGTCGGTCAACTCGATTTGCTTGGCGGTCGCGGCGATGGTGAAGCGCGCGGCGGGGACCAGGGCGGCTCCGCTGGCGACTATCGCGAGGCATCCGGTGGTGGCGGCTATGACGCGGGGCCGGATGACCTCAATGACGAGGTGCCTTTTATCTCGTCACACGGGATCTGGTGATGACCACCCCATGCTCCGCCGTCGCCGCAAAGCTAAGAAAAACGAGCCGATTGATAGTTCAATGCTGCCATTCGGCAAGGCCGCGCGCGTGCGAGACGACGCTTATAAACGGAGCGCCGAACAGCGCCCGTGCGATGCGTGCGGGCATGGCGGAGATGGCTCCGTTGTCCTGGCTCATATCTCAATCGATGGGAATGCTGGGACGGGCATTAAAGCGCCGGACGATCAAGCCGCGTTCCTCTGTGACGAATGCCATCGAGAATTCGACACGCAACCGGACAAGTGGCGGTGGCTCGTCACCAACGTGCTTCTCCCGATGCTTCGCAAGCGCCACCAGGATTGGAAGGTAAACCGATGACGGCACCGGCATTCTTCCGCAAGGAACTAGGAGGGCTCCGGCCCGAGGGCGACACGGCAACGGCGGTCCTCGGCAAGATCAAGCTCGGAGACGTGGTGAAGGTCAAGATCAATCGCCCCCGGAACTTGGCACACCATCGAAAATTCTGGGCCTTGATGAACCTCGTTTTCGAAAACCAAGAGCATTACGAGAGCGTCGAGAACATGGTGGCCGCGATGAAAACGGCGGTCGGGCACTGCGATTTCATGCCGAGCAAAGACGGCAACACCATGATCGCTATCCCGAAATCCATCGCGTTTCACAAGATGGATCAGACGGAATTCGAGACGTTCTACGAGAACTGTCTCAACGTCATTGCCAAGCACTTTATCCCCGGCATCGACAAGGACGATTTGCGCAAGGAAGTGGAGAGTTTTCTCTCATGAACGACGCTCGACCCTTCTTCCATGACCATGACTTCGCGACGATCCAAAGCGAGCACCCAAACATGACGTGGCCCGAACTCAACGAGAAATATCGCCAGCCGGAATGGTGTGGCGAGCCTGATCCCATAAATCCGATGGGGTGCTGGGGTTTGGCTTGGGGCGAGATCAAGAGGCCAGCAGACTGCGGGGACTGCCCATCCCGCATCACTCCCAACGACCCAGCTGAGCGCACGCGATGACCACCCGCCGCACCCCTACCCCTACCCCAGAGACGGGAGAGACCAATGGCTGACACCCCTACCCCGGAAATGGTCGAGCGCGTTGCGCGAGCGATTTGCCTGAACCGCGGCGGCCAATGCGATTGCCACGATGCAGGAAGTTGCTTCGCGCTGTCCGAACATCTCTTGACTGAAAGCAACCCGACCTTTCATCAAGCTCGCGCCGCCATCAAGGCCATGCTGGAGCCTACCGAAGTGATGGTCGCCGCCGCCGCCCCCGCCCACGAGGGGGAGCGAATTATGCACAAAGTCGCCTACCGTCTCATGATCGACGCCGCCCTATCCGAGACACCCATGCCAGAGGGCTTGCCGACCGGCGACACGATCTTTGGCGGCGATGGTCAGAAGACGGACACCAGCAAATGACACTCGCGACTGTGCCGCTGTCACTCAAAGAGGCCAACGAATTTGTGCGCGCACACCATCGACATCACGCCCCGGTGGTCGGCCACAAGTTCTCTATCGGTGCCGCGCTGGGCGACGCGATTGTCGGAGTAGCGATCATCGGACGCCCTGTTTCGCGCCACCGTGACGACGGCCTCACGCTTGAGGTCACGCGCCTTTGCACGGACGGCACGCGGAACGCTTGCTCTTTCCTATACGGGGCATCTTGGCGCGCGGCCAAGGCGCTAGGATTCAAAAAACTCGGAACCTACACGACGCCAGAAGAAGGCGGGGCCAGTTTACGCGGCGCTGGGTGGCGTCTGGTTGCCGAGACGCCGGGGCGCAGTTGGTCGGTTCAATCTCGTCCGCGCGTGGATACGCACCCTCTCGGGCAAAAACTTCTTTGGGAAGTCGAAGCATGACCGCCCTATCCGAGACACCAGAGACGGGAGAACGGTGATGGCTGATTTTGGCGGCGTGCTTGTTTGTAAAATCGTGCCCCCCGTCGTCGCCGGATCTGGCGCGGCTGGAGTATGCCCGGCTCAATCAATCTGGGTGTTGAGACAGTCGACCGTGCGATTGCGGGATTGGTCACCGCAGGCGGAGGCATAGAGACCATGGCCGCGAAACTCAATCTAGAGCCCGGCACTTTCTACACCGAGGGCGAGATATTGGAGCGATGCCGTGGCCTGTTCTCTAATCGGGAACTGCGCCGCGCGCGCGACAAAGCCGAAATTGAATACTACGCTTTGGACAAAGGCCCGCGATACGACCGCGACCAGATTCTAGCCTACATGAACCGGAGGCTCAAAAAATGCCCAGAGGCGGACCAGGCGGAGAAACCTTCGAATACGGCGGATACTGGCTCGGAACCGAGACCAGCAGCGACGCCTTCTACCGATATTGGTACGAGCAGCGAGGACGAAAGATCCGCCGCCGCTCACTTGGCACTAGTGATTGGGAAGAGGCCAAGCGAGCGCTGATCACCCATGTTCAAGTCAACGAAGCACCCAAGGGCCAAGAGCCGGAAAGCGTATTTCTCGCCGTGTTAATGGAACGATATTTCCTCGACGTGACCGATAAGAAAGCAAGCGCCGATGACGCGCGCGCGGCGGGAAAGCTGATGCTGGATTACTTCGGACCCGAGGCAAAGTTTGCTGATATCACGATCGATAAACAACGCGAATTCATGCGCGCGTTCGACGACAAGGGCCACGCGGTCGGAACGATATCGCGCAACCTGTCCGTACTCAGCGCCGCCAAGAACCACGCCTTGAGAGCGGAGATTATCCGATCCGCGCAACCCGTCTTATACGCCCCCGGCACCGTCGCCGAGATACTGGACAAGGAAGCGCCGAAAAACCGGGAATGGGTTCCAACCGTCCAGCAAGTTGGTGAGTTGTTTGACTACCTAAACGAAGACCCAAGAGCTGGTCACCTGTTTTGGTACACCATCGCCGCCCTCAACACTGGAGCCAGGCCGGATGCGATACTTGGATTGACGGTCGAGCAGTTCGATTGGGCGCATCGCACGATCGCACTCAACCCGCCGGGCCGTCGGCAGGAGCCAAAGAAGTTTCGCCCGACGATCAAATCGCCGCTTTGTCTTTGGGGCTGGGCTCAGCATCGCAAAGGCTGGAAGCTTTGGGTCGGATACGGGAAGAAGGAACGCCGCCTCACCAACATGAAGAATTTTGGCCGGCGCGTCCGTGAGAGCTTGGGGTGGTCGGAGTTTGTCCCCTACACGCTACGCCACTTCGTCGCGACACAGACCTATGACCGGATGCGGCGCGCGGGGATCGTGGACGCAAAGCAGCAGACCGCTTACTTGCTAGGCCACACTGGCGAGCTTAAGTCGACCACCGACCGCTACATCAAATATAGCGCGGATTTCATGTCGGACACCGTTCGAGCGATCGACGACATGATGGTCGAGATCCAGGATCACACCCGGAAACAGCTATTTGCACCCAAAATGCACCCAAAAAAGGGTATGATGGTGGTGCATGGTGGAGGCCAAAATGTTCAATGAGAACAAGATGGTGGGCACGACTGGGATTGAACCAGTGACCCCCTCGATGTCAACGAGGACATCACCCCCGAAAACCGCACGAAACCGCGATTGTTACCAACCGCTTGATGACGATAGCGGCGGGTACGTTACGGGAACATTCGGCATTTGCACCCAAATTGCACCCAAATGCCCGCCACACGGCCTCAATGGGTTAGGGCGGAAGTTGGAAATGGGGGTGGCGTCGTGAGGACTATATCCTGGTTTTCATGCGGCGCTGCGAGCGCTGTCGCCACAAAACTCTCCTCCCCCGATGTCGTGGCCTATTGCCATACCGGAGCCGAGCATGAAGACAACGCTCGGTTTATGGCTGACTGTGCGGCTTGGTTCGGGCAAGAAATCACTATTCTAAAGTCCGAAATCTACGCCGACACTTGGGACGTGTGGGAACGCCGAAAATATCTAGCGGGCGTCGCCGGGGCGCCCTGCACGCTGGAATTGAAGGTCAAGCCCCGCCTCGCCTTTGAGCGCCCCGACGACCTCCATGTTTTCGGCTACACCTATGATCAGCGCGACATCGCCCGCGCCGAGGCGCTTGTCGAACACTATCCGGATCTGCAACTAAAATTTCCATTGATCGAGCAACAACTCTCAAAAGCAGCGTGCTTAGACATGGTTGGCCGTGCTGGCATTCAACCGCCACTGACATATGCGCTTGGATTCCCCAATGCCAACTGTCTCCCATGCGTCAAAGCGACGAGCCCCGCCTATTGGGCCTTAGTTCGGCAAGAGTTCCCGGATCGTTTCGCTCGCATGGTTAAAATCTCCCGAGAGCTAGGCGTAAAGCTAACCAGAATCAAAGGCGTCCGAAGCTTCATTGACGAAATTCCACCCGACCACCCCGTCACCCAGCCGATAGCGCCCGATTGCGATTTCCTATGCTCGCTCGTGGAACAAGATATGGCGGAGACCGTCACCGACCAGTCGCCGGGATTAGAAAAGATTGGGGGTGGGGAATGAGCCGCATCAATCAAACGTGGAGGGCGGTGTGAGCGAATGGTTCGACCCTGCGGAGGTCAATCCGCTCCTATCTCGAATGAGCCTCGATATCGACGCCGGGACCATTCGTTACCGTTTGTATCGCCAGGACGGCTCCTTCCAGCCGATGCGCTGCCCAGACTCTCCCATGAACCGGATCTACGTGTCCTGGTTCAAGGCGCACGATCGATACGGAGCCTCCCCCACTCACCAGACAGGAGAATCGTGATGGATATCGCGACCAAACTGCGATCCCCGGCGACGGTATTCTACGAGCATGCCGTAGACGACGGCGCATTGCTGAAAGAAGCCGCCGACGTGCGGGGGATCATGGCGCCGGATGGTCAGATGAATGATGACGCGGACTATTGGATGGAAAAGACCGAATCCGCCCTCAAGCGTGCTGGCAACTACCAAATCGCGCTTGCCGTCGCCGAGATGCATATCGCCAGAGCAAGCGGCGGCGGCGAAACCGACCTTCGCGCTAGGCTCCAGCATGTGATCAATACCGGCGAGCCGATGCCAGAGGCCGGTCAGACGACGGACACCAGCAAATGACCTGCGCGTCACTCGCCGGTCAGGGCTTGGGCTTGGCGGCGCGCTTTATCTCGCGCTCCCGAGCTTCGCTCACACCCGGCTGATAACCTTTGAACGGTTCGACGCCGAAAGATCGCTGAGCCGCGCAGAACGGCTCGGAATCGTTTACGCGGAAGTCGATGTTCAGCCCGTGGTCATTCAGACGCGCCTCCGACAGCGCGAAGAAGTCGGCCAATGTTTGAGATTCGGGCGCAATGATATCGCCCACGCTTTGAGACAGCATGGTATAATCCTTTGATGATTAGGGAGTGACGCGATGCGGATCTTGATCTTGTTGATGGCGGTGATCGCGGCTCCGGCATGGGCGTCTGATCCGCTTGACGGCATCACGATCCGACCCGATTGCGCCTCGCCAGCCTATGACCGCAAGATGGCGGGCTGTTGACCTCCCTCACCCTCTCAGACCTTGCTCAAGATCCGGTCGAGATCCGTTGCCGCCGTTGCGAGCGACATGGCCGGTACTACAAGGCCACGCTAGCGGCCCTGGAGGGCGTGGAACCCGGCACCGCCCTTCCCGATATAGCCAACGCTATTGCGCAAGCTAGGTGCGCTGACTGGTCGGAGCTTGGGAACAAGCGATGCGCTGTCTACTTCGTGGAGTTGGCCTTGAAGTGACCGCCGCCGCCAATTCGCACTGAAGCCCACATAATCCAGGCAAGCCATAGCGGCACACCGTCACGGATCATGGCGTCGCGGAAATACCAATCACAGAGCCCGCGTGAAAAGATCCGGTCGGTATAGAGGCTGTCGTGAAGGATCGCCGCTAGCCGATGCTTGCCCGTGGCAGGAGATGCGACCACCCGAAAGAACCTCGGGATGCTGGCGAAGTCAGTCTCGAACCCCGCCGGGATCTTGATCACGCCATAGCCGGTCTCGTATTCGAGGTCATTGACCAGCTTCCATGTCTTGCCATCTGGCAGCACGCCAAGCGTTGGCGTCGAGGTGAAGCCGATCATCACTCATCGCCCGGACAATAGCGATACACCGTCTCGCCATCGGTCAGCTTGTCACGGACCTTCGCCCGGCCTTCATCCGTCGCATTGGCGCAATAGGTCGACTTGGCGGCACTATACACCTCCATGACCACGGGTATGCCCGCAACGATAGCGGCGGGCGCGCAACCGGACAGGACGAGCGCCAGCGCGCCCGCGAGAGCGAGTTTCTTCATAACGTTTCCTTTCAGACATGAAAAAACCGCCTCGGCGGGCGGCGACTGCGATACACTCACTTAGCAGAGCGTCGCTAAGGTCAGGCATCGACGGATGTAAAAAGTTGGCCCGACAACACCAAACCTTCACGGATGGCGACCACCTTGTTCTCTGCATCGCTCTGGTCGTACGCCCAAATATCGATACCGTAGCGGTCGCGGCCCATCTCATATTCGGCCATGAACCGATATAACGGACGGCCATATTCATCGCGTCGAACGTTCTCGGGGTCCGGCGCTTCGCGCTGATTTCGCATGACGCCAAGATCAATAACTTCAGACATGTTTGCCCTCCAGATAGTCCGCCTCTTTCCTCCGGCGCGTTGGATAAACGTCTCCAAAATCACGAAGCTCTCGGACCACGGCGGGACGGATTTTACGGACGGCTTTTGCAACAGGGTTTCGCATTGTGGCCTCCGTCTAACATCCGTCTAACAAAAATCGTGCGGGCGTCACTTTTCCCATTGCAATTAGGAACAAGGTTCCTATATATAATGTGTAGACAGAGACACCAAACGGGAGATAGACATGAAAGCGGAATCCAAATTGGCCGCAGCGTTTCGCACTATAATCCGCCGCGAAATCCCCGCGACCGACCTAGTTCACATCGACACGATGAACCGCGACGGCTATGTGGGTTGCGCCACCCACGAGCACATCGACGCGAACCAAGCCATGCTCGAAGCGTGGGAGGTTGCGTTTGGTCGTGAGCCTGACTTAACCGACGACGACCTTGATACAATGAACACCGCTTGGGATATCGCTATTAAAACCGGATACGCGGAAGCCTGACATTCACCTGACCCCGCGCTCGGTCCACGCGAGGTCTAGTGAGTACCAAACCAACCAAACGGGAGAGACGAGATGGAAATCACCCTCACAAGTTTCGCGACCGAAACCAAAATGACCATCCGCAACTTGCCGGAAGGCGCGGAAGAAAAGGTGGAGGACCGCGAAAGCGACGGCAATCCTCGGTACGGGGTTTGGGTGAACTTTGAAGATGTTTGGATGGGCGATGATTTTGACGATGCCATTGACGTGATCAAATCGCACCTCTGACATTCATCAAGCCAATGGAAACCACGAAATGACCAGTATTGAGTTCAGATCATGGCGCGCGGCGATGGGCTGGACACAGGCCCGCGCCGGGGACGCGCTTGGAGTGACCGGACGTGCCGTGCGAATGTGGGAAGCCGGCGACCGGCGCGTTCCCGAAACCGTCAGCAAACTATGCGCGCTGCTAGCTAGGGATAATGCGGATCAGGCCGTTCCCTCCAGATAGTCCGCCTCTTTCCCCCGGCGCGTTGGATAGGCGTCTCCAAAATCACGAAGCTCTCGGATTACGTCGCCCCATCGCCCTGCCGTGGCGTAACTCCAAAACGTCGGGCACCGCTTCCACGGTGTCCCGTATTGCCAAGCAACGGACATGATAACGGTCTGCTCTCGGTCGCTTAGATCGTCCCACATAGCGCCGTGGTTCACGCTGGTGGCGGCGTTCCATCGGTTTTCGACGGTCTTGGTGAAATCGGCGCGGAGGCAATTGTCAAGTTCGGCGACATGCGCCTCTCCCAGGACTAGGGGCCGCTCATTCAGCAAGGCCACTGCCGCCTCACCCTTCACCCCGCAATAAGGCCGGATCATCTCCAACGTCGCCTCGTGGATTGCCAATCGTTGCCAGTCCGATGCCGACCGCTGCCCAAGATCCACGCCACTCGCGATCGTCACGCCGGACTTGCCGAGTGGCTTGCCGTCTTTGTCCAGGGGCACATAGCCCGTGGCAACCGCCGCGCCCTCAAGTTCTTCGATGAAGTGCCAGTTGATCATCTCTTCTCCTAAAACAGCGCGACGGCGCCGGTTACGGCCAACGCAAGCGCAAACCAGATCAGCGCGCAAAGCTCGCCGCGATCCTGGTAAGTCGCCGTTCGAATATGAATCAAAGCCGCGACGCCGCTCGCAAAAGGGATCAGCGCGACGGCGGGCAGATACTCCAACCACCAGCCGACGGCTTGGTGGTCGCTGTGGCGATGCAGGAACAACAGAACGGCAAGCCAAGCCATGAAAATGGACTGCGAACCAATGCCCAAGGCCACGCCGGTTGCCAGGAACAATGTCGCCCTGTCTCTGCCCGGCTTGCGGTAGACCTTAACCGCCATGAGGGTTGCGAGGATCGCCGCCCCGAGCGACAGAAACGCGCCCCACGCAAGAGATCCGTTGAAAAGCTGATCAATCGGCATCGCCGGGAGCCTTTCGCGTCTGCTCCGCCAAGCCATCCATGGCCTTGACCCCGCCATCGGTCGCGGTATCGAGCGCCTTCATTAGACGGGTGAAGGCCTTGTGATAATCAGCAACGGCCTTATCCGCCGCATCGGGGTTGGGTGTCTTTTGCCACGGGAACAATGCGATCATCGCGAACGCTCCCAGGATTCGATCCTAGCCGCGAGCAACGTCATGCTCTGCGCCGCCTGGGAAAGCGCCTCGCCCATTTTGGCCTCACGTTCGTATCCCTTCGCCACCGATTTTTGATACGCCACCCAAAGGGCGACCACGGCCACGATCAGCAACGCGCCAACCGGGCCGAAGGTGGCAAGCAATTGATCGAAACTCATGACGCCTTGCCCTTCTTCGCTACTGGGATCGGGAGAATGAGATGATCGCCGACTTCATTCCCGCTCCCGACAAGGCAAATCAGTCCTTGAAACGTCACCAGGATGTTGAAGCCCGTTTCCGACGCATAAACGCTCCAAACATCGGAAGCGTCATCCATCCCGCCTAAAATGCCCTTCATGTCCGGCTGGCGAGTCCATGACTCGGTCGGCGTGCATATCATTTGCAGGGGCACGGCTATCGGGCGGGTCTGAGCAATGGCCGGGAACGCGAAGGCCATAACGAAAAGCATCACCAGGGATCGCATGCCGCCCTCCATATTGTTATATAGATATGTTTTACACACATCATGTGGCACGCAAGCACCAACCCACTTGCGGAATCAATTCGGCATCGCCATGTTGGACAAATGCCGCCAGAAAAGAAATTCGACGCACAAATCCACCTGACCATCGCAACCGAGATGCTGAAGCGGGTCGATGAGTGGCGTGCGAAACAGCCGGACGTGCCGAACCGGTCAGAGGCCATCCGGCGATTGGTAGATCTCGGGCTATCCGACGATGAGTGAGGCCTTCACGATCGCCGCCGGCGTGCTGCTCGCCAATTTACTGACCGCGATGTTTCTCTTCGGATGCTATCAACTTCGAGGCCTTTCCGTGGATGAAGCCGGGGAAAAGCTCGTTGCCCTGGGGTGTATGGCATTTCCATTAATATGGGTCGCAGTCATGCTTATGGTCGCCGCCTGACTCCAAACACGCGGCGGGGCTGCTCCCACAGTTCGGCGGCTGACGGTGCCGGACGGGACAACGTGCCAAGGCCTAGGTTACCAGCCCCCGATCGGACCCTTGGCCCCATGTTTGCCGTTCGCCCAATGCCCTCAGCCAAGCGCGCGGCGTCATCCCCGCGCGTGCCGACCAAAAGCCCGACCATCCTTTGATCCACCGCGTCCATCGCCCGGCGTTGCGCCTGCGGCGTTTGTCCGGTTGTCGCCTGAATGCCTCTCCGGGCGGCCTCAAGGGGGTTCCCTCGGGCAAGCTCTCCAACCACACCAGGCGCGGCGGCGTCTGCATCACGCCCACCCATCGCTTGGCGCCGGTAGGTTGCCGAGTTCCTGGCCACGTTGCCCCGCAGTGCCAGCGCTCGGGATGCGCGGCTAACCTCCGTGAGAAGCCTCGCCGTGTCCTTTTTGCCGAGAAGCATTTCCAGCTTTTCGCGTGTCGCCCGGCTGGACAGGCTTTTCAGGGTCGACAGAGCCTCGCGGGCGGCGGTGTTGTCGTCTAACGCCGTTCGGCTGACGTTGGCCACCATGTCATCAATCGTTTGGCGCAGAGTTTTCTTGATGGCGGTGACTTCCGCCGGGCCCTTGCCTTTCAGAAATTCCTCAACGCCTTCCCGCGTGGTTTTGCCCTTCAGCACGTCCAGCCCAAACATGAGTGATTCTCGGACGGAAATAGCATCCCCCGCGATCCGCAAGGCGTCGCTGTACTCCGGCACAGCATCGCTAATCGCGTTTCTCAATTCGCGGGCCATGTCCTGAAAAAGTTGCTGCTCGGCCGTCGCCGGGTTCATGGATGAAACACCGTCGTATCCCATGTCGCCCAGCCCCCGCTTGATATAGTCTAGCTGGATCACGTTCGGCATTTCCCGGAACGTAACGGAGCCGTCGTCGGCAACATCAAATAGGATTTGCTTGGCCTGCTTGCCGTCCCATTTCATGCGGGTATTGGCGCGCTCCACCGCTTGGGATATCACCCCGTCCGGGATGCGGTTTAAGACCGATTCAATTCGCGCCCCGCTGTCGGCGGAATAGTTGATCGCCTTGTTATAGGCCGCGTCATAAGCATCCCCCCGAGCCGTCGCCGTGTTTTGCCGATTGCCGCGCAACTGAGCAATAATCCCCTCGGGCTCACCAAGCGCGTCGTCCAGAGCCCCGGTAAGTGTCTCATTGGCGTTGGATGCCCGCGCTTCAATGGCTTTCGTCGCCTGAACGCCGCCTGGGCCGCTACGTTGGATCGCCGCATCCAAGGCGTCGTCATAATGCGGGGCCGCGTCCGCAAGCATCGCGTCATCGCCCAAATCGCGGATGCGCTTTGCCCCTTCTAACACGGCGTCTGGATCGTCTCGAAACGGGACAGCAAGGCGCTCGTATTGTTCACGGGTTAGCCCGCCGCCGGGCAGGTCTCGCGTTTGGTTCTGTGCGGCCTTGGTTCGCGCGACCTTATCCGCCACTCGACCGGCGACGGCCCTCACGCCAGCAACCGCAGGGACAGCCACCCCGGCAAGCGCGCCGCCGATAGGAGCCGCTTGGGCCGCATTCACGGCTCTGTCCGTCACGTCGCCCTCGCCTGCCGCGAAACCATAAACGCCCGCTTGCGCCGCGCCGACGGCAGCTTGCTTGCCCGCCTCGCCCATCAGACTTTTCGCTGCGCCATAGGACGGCCCCGTTACAATCGCCGTAGGGAGGCTGCCCGCAATCTCCGCGCCGTAAGCCAAGACCGGGGATTCTTCACGGAATTGCTTCAGTTTCGCACTCTCGCGCGCCAAATAGGCGTCGTAACGGTCGCCATAGGTTCCACCAGCGCTTGGGTTGAGCGCCGCCAGAGCCGCAACGCCTTCATCCATCGAGCCGAAGGACAGCCCGTGACCTCCCGCCCGCAATACCCCTTCCCCCGCTGAGATAGGCTCGCGGCCTTCGGATAGCTTGCCGTATAGACGAACCTCGCGCTCAGCGTCGGTTTCGCCTGGGCGTGGCTTTTTAGCCTCTTCGCGGAGATAAGCGCCGAAAGCGTCGTTTTTAGCCCGAGCGCCGGAAAGATCCATTGGCGACATTTGCGCGGCGCGGGCGGCGAAGTCTTTACCACCAGACTCTAGGGAGACAAGACGCGTCTTGAGTCCCGCCTTGGCGGCACTTGGGCTAGAAGTTATCCCGCCCGTGCCCGAAAGGCGCTGCCTAAGACGCTCTTTCAAACCGACATCATCGTTCATATCGCGGACTCCAAATTCGACACTAAGGGGGCGGGATGCATAGTCGCATCAACAAAAGACGGGGGCCGACAATGGGAGGAGAATTTATCGCCGACACCATCTTCAGCTATCTCATGGGTAGGAATCAGTAATTTGCGTTTCCCCGCACCACCCCCCATATTCTTCTGATGCGCACCTTGATCACCCTCGCACTTTTGCTCCTCGCCGCGCCCGCCATCGCAGATGATCTGTTCTCCAAGACGGAACTGCGGTGTGAGTTTAAGTTCGGCGGGAAATGGAATTTTATCAAACACCCCCCACAACTCGATCCACTTCCCGCTCGGTCAATAAGGCTTCATTCTATTGATTTGCCGGCGCAAAATGCCCATTCTGGACCGAAATTCGATACGCCTTTGAGCGCTTTCAAAGGAAATCGAACAATCACGTTCGTAAGAAAAGACGTGATCTTGACTGTTTTCGCTGACGAAGGGATGGCCGGGCACCCTGCCCTTTACAACAACGTTGAAGTTGATCGCGCCGGGTTCTGTCGCTAACGAGACGGAACCTCTGCCCCGCCCAGTCCCGCATCCCGCTCATCGAGCCTCTTCATCAAGATAGCGGCCTCTTCGTCCGTCAAGTCATCCACCATATCTGGCGTGAACGTGTCCAAGTCAACGGTGTTCACGTCTATACTGCCCCCCGGATAATTTGCCACCGGCACACGCTCGCCGGTTTTCACGTCGTAGCGGAAGGATTCCTTGGATGGGCCAGCGTTCGGGCCGTGAACCGTGTCACTGTAGACGTTATGCAAGCGCCGCAAGTTGTAAGCGAGCTGTCCCGGGCTTTGGCTTTGGGCCAGCGCGCCAAAAACAGATTGCAGAAGTTCGTTCTCGCGCTCCGAAACGCTGCCCAAGGCGCCGCCGGTAGGTGACGATTCCCGCATTGCCTGGAGTTTGTCGAATCCGATACTGGCTTTGATGGTTCCAAGGTTCTTTGACACATCGTGCGCGGGTGATCCGGCGATCAAAGAGAGTGCCGGCGCAAAGAGCCCGGCCACAATCGTCGGATCTTCGGCAACCGATGCGAGCACGCGATCAATGTCCTCCGTCACTACCGTCGATTGTGTCGTCTTCTGTGCGGTCTTCATTTCCGCTGCTGCGATCTGCGCCTTGGCCTCCTGTGCTTGCTTGCTACCCGGAACTGGCTCGTAGCGCACCAGCCGTCCTTGATCGTCACGCACCGCCTGCATGCCCGTTGGGATTGTTCCTTCGTTGCGAGGAGCGGACGCAGCCCGGAGACTTCGTTGATATTCCGTAAATGTCCCAATGTTCGGGTTTTGGGATAGTGCCAGCTGATAGTTTTTCCAGTCATTGGTCAGGTTTGGCTTCGTCTTCACCCCCGGCAACACCCGCTTGCCCGCATTTGCGCCGTCAACATAGTACTGGTGGCCGTCAGCGCCCTTGATCGTTTTCGGCCCCGCGTTTGCCCCAGGCTTCTCATAAGGGCGGTATACGCCAGGAGACTCGGCGATAACGCTTGCATCCATAAGGGCGGGCTTGCCGTCAGGGCCGACAACCCACTCACGCGAAGGCTTGCTCTCCGGACGCTCTTTGAGCGCGTAGCTTTGGAGCAGATCCATCGCCTCCTTGGCTTTCCCCGATTCCGCCCAGGCACGCGCCAGTCTCTTGACTTGCGGCGGGAACATCGGCTTAGCCGCTTCGGCCTGAGACGCCGCCTGGACCGTGGGGCCGCCGTGTGCCTCCATGGCCTGATTGCGGCCCTCGTTCAAAAGGCCCATGACCGATTTTTGTGCCGCCGCGTCTTGCTCTTCAGCCTTTTTTTGCGCGCCGAATTGCCCCAGCATCTTGCCGATCGCGCCCAAGCCTTGGCCCAATTGAGTGCCCATGTCACGCTGCGGACGCGGGGCCGAAGCGCCGATGGGGCTAGGAGCGCGGCCCATTTGCATCAGGCGCATTTGGTTGGCTCTATGGCCAGCCAAGATGTTGCCGGGGCCGAATCCAAGATTGTTCATAGCCGGTCTCCTCTCTAGGCCGCCAGGACCATATCCATGGCCTCGCGAACCTGCGCCTTCATGGCCGGATTATGGCGGATGTGCTCGGCAAAGGCCGGGCCATGCTCGGCATAGGCGCTAACCAATTCGTCGGAACCGTGCGCCAACATCTTGTCACGATATTCCAGCCACCTTGGATCATCCTCGCCATAGACCTCGCGAGCCACCCAACAGAGAAATGGCGCCAATTTCGCCGCGCCCATTGCAAAAGTCCCGGCGCCGCCCAAAAGCCCCCCGACATCCATGCCCGGCTTAGGGGACCGTTGGATCGACCCCATAGGCGTCTGGCCAAGAGCGGATTGACGCATCGCCAACATCCGCATCGGATGCTCCTGCTCATCAAGGAAGCGGTTATAGGATTCGTCGAGGTTTGCTTGATCCATGCCGCGTTGCATGCCGCCCGCCTGTAGCCCGGCCCGTTGAGCGCCAAGCCCGAGGTTCTGAGCCATCTGAGCCGCCTGAAGCCGCGTGTTGGTGTTGAACGTATCGCCCTGGAGTTGGCGAGAGGCATCAGCCTGCCCGAGCCCCGCCGCCGTGGTAAAGCCTTGGTGGCGCAACTGTCCGGCGGTATTCCCCACCCTATCGAGCAGGTTTCGGTTCATCTCCGCATTGGCGATGCCGTGCCGCGAGCCGCCGAATGCCCCCGCCCCCGCCGCCGTCGCGTTGAGGCCGTTCTGAGCGATGGTGTTCGCTCGCGTCATGTCGTTGATGGTGTTGTTGACGACGGTGTTTTCGTGAGGGTTCTGGTAATTGCTCAGATATTCCGAACCATTCCTGACCGTCACGTCGCCGGAGCCAGTCGCCAGCCCGCCAATCGCCTCGGCGGATTGCCGCATGGCCGGCCCCCAGGCGTTCATGTTGTCCTGCATCGAATTGAACGCGCCGGTCTCCATGTCGCTAAATCCGGCCACGGTCGGGCCTTGATAACCGACATAGGGAGAGTTCGCCATCGTCCCCGCAATCGAAAGGTTTTGATTGGCAAAATCTTTATATTGCTTGGGGACTTCCGAACTCGTCGTTTGCGTCCCACCACCACCACCAGGCATCACACTATCTCCTTTGCCAATAAATGGGCCGAGACGGAATAATCCGGCAACGCCCGCACCCAACCTTTTCGGCCACCGGCCAACATGAACGCGCACCCTTCGGACCGCGCCCAATCCTCAATATCCGGCTTCATTTCCTCAACATCGGCCATTCGCCCGCCGACAAAAACGACCCGGCACGCTTTCAGTCGAGGGAACTGGACCATCTCGGTAACAATCGCTGTCTCGCCGTGACACCAAAGCCGCATGGTCTTGGCTTCGATCGCTTTGCGGACATCTTCCGCATTGTGCGTGGGCAAGCCTCGCCGTATCGCCGCCTCGATCAAAGGCTTGGCCTTGGCCCAAGTCTCCGGCGTCACCGTTTCTCACCAGACGGTTGAACATCAAAAGTCATCCGGCCCAACCGTCCCGACGCGGGCGCCGAAGATCCGGAATATCTGACCTTCACCTGCCGCGCCTTGATCCGCGCCGCGAGGTATTTTGTAGTTGAGCCAAGCGTCCCAAACGACTTCTCGCTCTCCGTTCCTTGCGGCCACATTTTCCCGGTCATGGTGACGGTTGCCCCGCCGACAAGATCCGCGAAATCAGGCGTGACCCGCCGCACCATCATGAGGTTGTCGCCATCACCGAGATCGATATAACCGCTCTCGACGTGCCAGGTGATCGCGTTGCCGCCGTCGGTATCACCGCGCTCCTGAAGATAGACCGTCCCGTCGGTGTGGATGCCTATCGGGTACTGAAGAACGCCGCGATCAACCCAGGCGGAGATGTCATACGTGCCGATCGACCAGTGATTTTCCTTGTAGTTGTAAATCAGGTAGGAATCGCACTCGTTCGACGCCCCCGGATAAAACCACCAGATTTCATTCCAGCGCCCGTTGACACCGCCAAAAATCAATTCCTCTTGGACATTCGCGAGCCGGTCAAAAAACCACTCGCGCACAGGACATTGAATCTCTTGCGGCGCGCCGCCCTGCCAGACAAAGAATTTCCGACTGGTGGAGAGCCAATATACCGCGCCGGTATCCCCGACCCTGACCGCCGCGTTGGAGCCGATCAACCCGCACCCGGTTCCAACAAGGTCAAACCCAAAAACAAAGGTGGTATCTTGCAAGTACCGCATTTGATACATCGCGGTGTCAGTCCAGATCGCGTTCACGAACGGCATCGCCATGCCGCGAACAATGCGAGAGCCCTCGGCAAGCTTAAAGTCGCCCGCCGTGTTCGTCGCCGCCGGGGTCCAGTCACCGTTGGTAAATCCGCCCTCTTGCAGCGCCCAGGCGGCGAGCATCGGGTCTCGTGTCGACGTTGCCGCATCCTCTGTCCCCAGGGCCACCAGGAACCGCTCGGGCGTCATGAAGTGGCTTAGGGACTGCGCCGGGGCGTCCGTTGCTGAGAGCGCCGCCGCGTTCTGGCTCAGATTGTTGGCCCAACGATAAAGCGGGGACTCCCGATAGTTGGCCACCATATTCTGGCCGTAATTCGAGATATGCCACACCCGCGCGCGCAAGTCGCTTTCTGTCGATGACCGGGAGTAATAGCCCGACGAATAAGTCCCCGTGCCATAGCCCGCCTGAGTAACGCCAAATTCGCGCCCGATGTTCTCTTCATAGAAGTATTTCGACACCCCTCCCGCAGCCGATGCCGTCGCGTCCGCAGCCGATCGAGCGGTGAAAGCATAGGTGTCCGCGTCCGTGACGGATTCAACCGGGTGCTCGTGATAGTAGGTGTACGTTGGTGTCCCGCCGCCCGTGGCAGAACTCGTGGCCACGGTGTCGACGTGGATCAGATACGAGTCATTGTTAAGAACATAGACCCGGTGGGTTTTATCAATATCCCCCGTTCCAACGCCGCCAACCGCCGCCGAGCTTCCGAGGGTCGCGTATTCCCCTCGGGTCAGGCCGTGCGCCGTGTGGTTGATAATCATAAATTTGGAATTCTGAATGGTTTCGAGAAGCCCCGAACCAAGCGTTCCAGAAGCGCCGATCGACAACCCGCCCACGGTCGCCGCGCACTGCAAATATGCCGCATCGCCAACCGTCAGCCCATGCGCCGTGTGCGTGACCGTGACAGTGGTTGACCCGCCGACGGTCGCCATGCGGCTGGTAAACTCTCCGCTCGCCCGAGATGGGGTGACATCCCATATCCTGGCGTCATGGTAGACATAGATCTTTTTATGCGTGCCAATGCCGACAAGTTTCTGCCCAGCATTGTCTTCCCATGCATGGGTGGCGCGCGCTTTCCCGGCAACCGTGTCGAGCGTCGCCTTTTCCTGCCCGCCGATGATTTGTGGCAAGCCCTCGCCGTTCACGACGCGAAATCGAACCTTGTCCGCATCGGTATAGGCCCCCTCGGATGACAATTCCGAGTTGTCCTTAACGACACCAGGGCGGAGACGGGGGGCGAAGTTCGCCATGTTAAGACGGCCAGCCGACGGTGATGTCCCGATCGGCTATTTCTTGAGCCGTTCGAGCGGGATCGTTGATATATTCGGCGTGCGCGCTTTCAGCCGCCTGATCTGCCGCCTTATGCGCGACCGCCTGTTGGTATAGAGCGGTCGCCAGCGTCGATGTCATGGGCACGACAACTCCGGATCGCGTGGTCACCTTGTTCGTTCCGGTCAAGCTTCCGTCAACGTAAGCATCTCGGGCCTCTTTGATCTCGGCAATAGCGTCCGGCGTAGTCGCAATAAAAATGCCGTTGAAGGTCATCCCGTCCTGCGATCGACGGCGATACTCGGCGCTCAAGGCATCAAGCTTGGCCTTGCGGACGCTCGCCACCCGCGCGGTCGTTTCTTCCGCCGTCAAGGCTGCCGTGACCCATGCCGCCCCGTCCCACGATTGCTTGTGTGTGTTCGGATTGAAGATCGGTGCGCCTGTGGCCGCGACATAGCCCAGCGTGGCTAGTTTGGCATCGGACAGCTCATTGAGGGCGGTGTAGTTGGTGCCATCCGCCGCAAGGTGCGATTTGGGAAGCGGAGCCGGAACCGCGCCATTAAAGGAATAGAGCGTCATTCCCAACCTCCCGCTAGCATTTGTGAAAGTGTCGGCGGCGTGAAGTTCGCATCGCTCGCCTCAATACCTGCTCGTATCGCAAACCCGCACATCTGTCCCGTAAAATTACTGCCGGAAAAACCCGTTTCCTTGCCGACGGAAGCAAGAATATTGGTACCTGTTCCCGCACCAAACATATTGCCGGTGACCGATGTCCAAGTGGTGTCGAGCACCCCGTCTAGGAAATGATAGGCTTTGCTTTCTGACACATCATGCACAGTGCGGATATGACGCCACGTATTAGTGCCGATCGCGAGGTAGGTCATTGGTGTGTCCTTATATGATGCTGCGGTCTTTACGCCGGGTTCTCTGGGAAGCCGTGTAGTATTGGATTGTGCGCGGCGGTGTATCGACTGGCGTGGGTGAAGCGCATGGCGGTCATGTTGCCGCCGAAGAAACCTCCCCCGTCCGTGAACAGCTTAAACGCCTGCCAGTTGGTGTCGTAATCGTTGGTGTCAGCACCGGACGTTATTAGACTTCCGTTCCAGAACATGCGCGTCGTTCCGCTGGCGCGATCCAAGGTGATGTTCTCAACCATCGGGCCGTTGGCGGTATCGTAGCCGGCCCCCGGCTCAAAATTTCCGAAAAGAGATCCACCCGCGCGATACCAATACCAGTTTGCTCCGTCATAGAAATGCCCCTGGAAATGTCGAGCGCCGACCGCACCGGCGGTGTATGCGTAGTGTGCAGAAAACGCCGCATCCAAAGCCCGGTTGCCAACGAACTCTATGCAATAGTCGCCAGTGCCGAACTGAAGACCGGCATCGTCGGAGTACGTGACGGACGCACTGGACGGGTCGGCATACGCGCCCCAAATCGGAGACCGACCGCTATCGTCGGTGATGGTTACCGACCCCGCCGCGATTGTCGCGGTGCGCCCATCCGGGCCTCGATCATGCAAGCCGTCAACGCCGACATCTCCAGCGTGCGGCTGGATCAGGAGTTTAACGCTGGACCAGAGTGGGTCGGTTTCACCTACCGCCGACCCCGCCGCGCCGTCCGCGATATGCTGGAACGGGCTGTCACTTAGGCTCCCGCCGATTACAGGGTTTCTCATCCTATCATCCAATCACTTGGTAGATACCATTAAGCGTAAGGTCGTCGGCGGCACTCGCTTGGAACACCAGCGACTGGTCCTCCATCAGGTCGATAGGCGAGTTACGGTCAACACACACGACGGCCTTGCCGGTGTCGATGCTCAGGTTGAGGGGGATGACATCGCCGAGGGAAGACCCAGCGACCGTGTCGGACCCATAGGCCACCTGACTGTCACCAACGTCCGAGTGGATACCCGCACCGTCCTGGTCGTAACGCTTACCTTGGCAAGTGACGGCGGCGGCGCTGGCGTCGTTGTTCACGGCGACCAGGGACACCAGGCGTACCAGCTTGCCGCTGGACGCGGTGTTAGACAGAATGTTTCGGTTGGTCGTCGCACTGGAGAAGGCTACGGAGAAGCCATATTCCTTTACGGTCGTTGAACCGGAAATCGTTGGTGCGGCCATTACATGACTCCCATCGCCATCGCGTGGTTAAGGTTGAGATTCGAGACAGGGGATACCACGGCGGTATCCGCCGCCACGGTCAGCGTTTCGTCCGCGCCGTCATTGTTTTCGGTCAACGTGACGCCCGAACCAGCCACCAGAGCGCCGTTCAGATACTGGGCGGTCGTATCGTTCGCGCTCACCAGAACCGCGCCGGACGCCGCCGGGATCGCGGACGATGCGATGGCCGTGTTCATTTGCCCGACATTCACGCCGTCCGTTGTTGCCGTCCCCGTGGCAAGCGCGGTGATTTTTTGCGACCCCATCGAAACGGATGACGTTGGCGCGCCCAGGTCATCAAGATTAATCGGGCCAGTGGCGTAACAATCAGTTCCGTCACAAACGATGCTGACGCCCTGCCCCGTCGCGAGAGTCACCGTCGCGGACCCGCCGGAAGTCTTAATCGTCGCGGTTTGCCCCGATTTATTGTGAAACAAAAACCGGCTTTTGACGCTCGCCAACGTCACCGTAAACGCGGCGGACGGGGAGCCCGCGAGGATATGCCCCGGCTGGCGGTTCTGCTGGCTCACATAGTTCGATGACGTGAGGGTCATGTCCCCGGTCACCGTATGGGTAACGACGCCGTGAATGCCCTCGGACATCTGCTGGATGGCGTTATTTAGCCCCGCCGTGGTGTCGGTGCCCCAGGTGTTCAGGTTGTCCCCCGCGTCCTGTACGGGATAACCACCATAATTCGATGCCGATGTGCTCATGATACAGTCGCTCCGTCGCTAACGCGCTTCCAGTTCGTCCCGTCGCTCGTGGCGAGCGTCCGTCCGCCGGCCTCATCCGTCACGATGACCACGCTATTGAAATGCGTCGTCGCGCTCGGAAGCGTCGCCACCGTGTAGGCTGCGACTTTCGGGATCTGGCCTAGCGAGAATTTGCTGTTTTCAAGGTTCTGAAGCTTGGGGGTGAGAACCTGGATCACGGACCACGCCCATTGCTCCCAGGCCTTGCCAGTCGGGGCCGGGATCATACGACCACCACGTCAAGCTGAGTCTTGATCGGCGAACCGCTGTAGATCGCCCGCGCGCTTTCACCTTTCAACGCCCCCACCGCCCTGTCATAGAGGCCAATCCACACTTGGAGCCGCGCGTCATCTTCAAGATATGGCGCGGAATGCACCAGGGAGCCGTAGAGGTAGACATCCGGATAATTGGTCAGAAGCCAATTCGTGTCCGCGTCGTCCGTCAGAACGGTTAGGGCCTGGTAATAGTGTAATTCGACGTTATAGGCGGCATCCGACGGCGGGCGAATGAGCATATTCCCGCCCTGGATCGCATAGGCCACCGGCTGGGCCGTCGTTGTGTTTGGATACTCCTGGAACAAGTCGAAGATCGTCTTGCTCACCAGCGCCTTCAGTGGTGTCGATTGCAATATCACCGCCTCGGCGCTCAAGAAATCGGTGGGCAGCGTGAGGCTGGTCCCGCTAGCCGCGAGCGCGATTGTCTCGCTCGTTTGTTGCCGGCGATGCAGAAGATCCCGCTTGATATTGACCTCGAACAATCGGACAAAATCCGGCACCTTGGCCGTGAAATCCGTGTCGCCATCTCGCGCCAGTTCAGCGCCAATCGACGTTTTAAGCTGCCCGTAATTCGCGAGTGCCATTCGTCGCCTCCAATACCGATTTCAAATCCCACGGCTCATGAACGACGTTCACGCAGCCAAACCAGGGGTGCGTGGCCTCGTTTATTCCATAACGCCAATGGTGATAGTCCTTCGGCAGTAAAACCCACGTCGGCGTGCCGAGCGCGCCGGCAAGGTTAATCACCGAGGTTGGAACCGAAATCACCGCATCCAATTCGGCGACTAGCGCCGCCGTGTCGTCATAGTCCGGCGTTTCGACCATAAACGGCCAATGGATAATCCCAGGAACGAGGGGTGGCTCTTTGTACTGGAGAGAGATGAACGTAACGTCCGGCCCGTCTGTGAACGGGGACACCCCCAATTTCTCCAATAGCCACTGAGCATCAACCTGCCTCTCGTATCCCGCGCCCTTCGCAAAGCCGCCTGTCCAGGCCAGCCCGATTTTCCGTCCCGGTAAATCATCCAAAAGCGCCCGCGCCATCTTCCGCCGCTCGGGGCATGCGGTCAGATACGGCTTGCGCGGGCAATCGTCCGGCTTGTCCCAGAAATGCATCGGCAAGGATGAAATCGGGATCTTATGCGTCGGGCTGAAATCCGCCAGCCAGGGCTTATCAGTCTGATATCGAGTGCCGCGAACCTTCAGCCATGGGAACGATCTTTGAAACAACCCAGCTAGCTTTGGGTTGGTTTCCAGAACGACATCGCGCCCCTCCAATTCATGTAGCAGGGCGGCAAAATAAACCTCATCGCCGACGCCTTGCTCGCCATAGACAACTAGCCGGTCGAAGTCGCCGTCGATCCACATCTCCGCGTCGCCGAAAAACCGCTCGGGACGCTCGGGCTGCCCCACATGGGAATGCATGCAGCGCCAGCCGTTTTCCCAATCTCCCTTGGTCATGTAGACCATGCCCAGATTGCCGAGCGTGTCGGGGGAATTCGGGTCGATCTCAATGGCGCGGTGGTAAAATTCCAGCGCCTCGTCATGCCGCCCCATCGAGTGAAGAACGGTGCCCATGTTCGATAGCGCGAATTTGTAATCCGGGTCTCGTTCAAGAGCCTTGGCGTAGAATTCAGCCGCTTGCTCGTGCTGATGCCAGGCATAGAGGCATCGGCCAATCCCATTGTGCGGCGCCGCCTTTTCAGGCGCGATCCGCATCGATTGTTGGAACATCTGAAACGCAACGCCCAGGTTGCCGTGGTCGAACAGCGCCGCCCCCATGCAATACAGGCATTCGGCGTCATTGGGGTGATCGTTCAGATAACTCTCATAGAGGCTCAACGCGCCGGTCGGGTCACCCGCCTCGACCAACCGGCGCGCTTGGATCATACGTTCCAATGGGCGCTCCGCAGATGCCGCCAATCAGAATCGTTCAACAGTCGCTTGACCGCCGGCCAATGGTCCTTGTTGAAAACGTCGATGCCCTTCTCGGTTTTCCATTGTTGGATAACCGTGAGGGGGATGGTGCCGACCTTGCGAAAATCTCGGCTTTCACTCCATCCGCCGTGATCCTCGTTGGCCTGGTATTTGTTGGCCTCGATGATGCCGCTCACGTCCTGAACTTCGTGAACCTTGAACTCGTTCCCGTCGGTGGATTCATTGACGTACCACGTCTGAATCCCGGTCAACGGATCGATATCAATCAAGCGTTTGTCGGTCATGATTTCTCCAGAGGAAACGGGGGGCCGAAGCCCCCCGCCCATGGTTACGCGCAAGCCGTAGGGTGTACCCCTAAGCTACGGCGAGGTCCGCGATCTTACCGCTTGCGGCCTCGTTGCAGCATTCAAGGGTATACTCCCCTACAATGTGGCGCTTCTCGGAATCACCGGTCTTCGCCAAGCGCTCTTGCTTGAACGAACGCCCAGACAGCGGGCACAACTTCCAGTAATCCCAATCGACCACCAAGCCCGTCCGACCGCGCATGAAGCGGGAGGGGACGATCGCAAGTTGACCGAAGTCGCTGACATAGACATCGGCGGCGCCGATGATCTGCGTCTGGCCAACCTTCGGCGCGGTATCGCGATACAACGTCGCGATGCC